ATACACCAGAAGGACTAACAGCAGCAGGTAATAAATTAATTAATAACCCTAATCCTAATATTCAGTTAGTAGGTCATAACTTAATTAAAGAAGCTCAAAAATTAGAAGCTAATTTAGCTGCTCAACAAAGAAAAGTACAAACAGAACAGTTAAATATAACAGAAAAAGTATTAAAAATACAAAAAGATATGAGAGGCGGTACTGAGTTAATTGCTCGTTTTCAAGAAGCAGCTGCTAAATTAGGTCTTCCTATATATCAAACTCTTGAACAATATAGTAGACCAGACAGAATGGCAATGGCAAATTATCTTTCAGAAGATAGAATATCACAAGCTCGTGCTTCAAAAGAAAAACAAGCAGAAGAAAAACGAGCACTGAGGCTAGATAATAAAATTCAAGCTGCTTTTACTACTGTTCAAAATATAAATGATGTTATAGCTCTTTTAGAAAAAGAAGAAAAAGAAAAAGGACTTTCTTCAGCAGGTTTAGCAGGGCAATTATTTTCAGGAATTGGCGGTACTGATTTTTATGATTTAGCAGAGAGTTTAAAAACTATAAAAGCAAATATTGGTTTTGACCAACTAGCATTTTTAAAAGAGGCTTCAGAAACTGGAGGTGCTTTAGGACAAGTTTCTAACTTTGAATTAGAAAGTTTACAAGTTGTAAGAGGTTCTGTAAGCCAAGGACAAAGCCCAGCACAATTATATAGAAATATCAAACGAGTAAAAGAAACGTATGGTAATTATTTAAGATCAGTTTATAATAATACTAAAGTAAGTAAAGAAGTTAAAGCTGAAGCAGCTAGATTAATGGGTCGTTTAGGAATTACAGATTTTAGAAAAAGTAGCGAAGGTTCACAGATTATACTTAAATATGATGATGCAAATGCAAAAATACTAATGGATAGTTTTGGAGATGCAATGGCTAATTTAAGAAAAGATAAAGGTTCTTCTGTAGTAAATCAAGAGTTAAATAATAATGTATATACCACTACTGACATATTAAGAACAGTAGAAAGAAAGTTAATACAACAAGGAAGAATAAAAGTAAAAGGACAGTAATATGGGATTATTACAAGATATTCAAGAAAAGTATGGAGAAATAGAAACTACTGCTAAAGAAACTCTTGAACAGTTACCAAAAACTACTGTAGAAGACGTATCTAAAAGTGATGTAGTGGGTCTTATTGGTTTTCTATTTCCCACTTCTGTAGGCTTAAAAAAGCAAACAAGTCTTCCTCTTAGTTCGTTTGAAAAAGGACAAATAAATCAGGCAACAGATATGCTTGCTGGTTTAGAGCAATCTGTGTATGAATTAGGAAATTTTATAGGTTTTAACAAAGACGAAACTTTACAAGAATTAAAAAATAAAGCAACTACTAGATATAAAAAATACAAACCAGAAGATAAAGCTATGGCTTCTATGGGAGAGTTTGTGTTTGAAGCTGCTAGTGCTGCTCCTTTGGCAACATTAAGATGGTTTAACAGTGGCAATAAAGTTAGTCAGATTTTTAAGCAAGGCAGTTTTGGATTTATATGGGATTATATATTTACTCCAGAGGCAGAAGGAGAAAAAACCAAAGGAGAGGCAGGAAAAGAGGCTGGTTTTTATAGTGCAGCAGCTCAAACTATATTTGGTGTTGGAGGTAGGATAATAGAAAAAGTTACTAATTTTGATTTTAAAGATAATATTGAATCAGTTAGAGATGCTGCTAAATCTTATAATATTGAGCCTGAAGTATTAGGAGACTTTACAGGGCAAGATGCTAGAAAAGCAGCAGAAACTGCTGATTCATTAAGAGGCGGTGGTATTTCTGCAAAGATAAAAAATAATATAAATAAATTAAAAGACGCTGTTGGAACTTTAGCAGACCCTTTTGTAAGAGGGGCTACAAAAGTAGACAAAGTAGGTAAAATTAATTAAAAAAGAATAAAACAAATATACGAGGGTAACAAAAGAACAGCTAATGAATTATACCAGGGCGTAGACAACAGAGTAAAAGCTTTAATTAGAAAAAACCCAGATGCAAACATTGTTGATGTATCAAATACTAATGCAGTAGTAGGAGATTTAATAAAGAATGATAAAGATTTATTAGTAAAAATTAGTAGTTCATTGAATAGACCAGACTTAGTTAGTAAGTTAAGAACTCTTAAAGGCAAATTTGATGAAAAAACTGTAATCCAAAAACAAGGAACTATTATTGATGAAACAGGTACTCCTTTGTTACCTGAAATAAAAGAATTTAGAAAAATAACTTTTCCAGAAATGAGGCGTTTAAGAGAACAAGTAGGTTCTGCGTTTCAAGAATCTATTAAAGCTGGTTTTGGTTCAGACGCTACTAGAAAATTAGCTGCACTGTCAAAAGCAATAGATCAAGATATGGACGCATGGGCTGAAAGTTTTGTAGATAATAAAGCACTAAAAAAATCATACGATAATGCTAGAAATTACTATGCTGATAATGTTGTTCCTTTTAGAGATGCAGATTTAGCAGTAGCTTTGTTAAAAGACCCATCTTCTAAAGAGTTATTAGAGGATGCTTCTACATTTATACAAAGACTTATAGCTCCTGCTAAGGAATCTCAAGAAGGGGCTGTCAGAGCAATAAAATTAATTGCTCCTTTACTAGATAATGATACAAAAAAGATAATATCAAAGAAGGTGTTTGATGATGCTGTAAAAACAGCTCAAAAAGAAGAAGGGTTTGACTCTAATACTTTTATAAATTATATAAAAGATAGAAAAACAAATTTACAGCCTTTTTTGGTAGGGGATGTTAATATTGATGAACTGATAAATAAATATAATCTTTTATCCAAAGCTATGACTAGAGGTAAAGAAAATACTATAATGGGAACAGGTGACCCTGTGGGTAGTGAATTAGCTCAAAAAGTAGCACCTATTACTTCTAAAGTAGTTGAAAAAGTAGGTTCTTTAAACAAATTAAATGAATTTATTACTAGACAGGTTTTTAATACTAAAATAGGAAGAGATCTTTTACTTAGTGCTACTAGCATACAAAATCTTTCTCCTTTAGTAACAGCAGCTACTTTAGGCTACATAGATGAATCAAGTGCTCCTGTAGCACCACAAAGAACAAATTTAGAATCAATAAATTTAGATCAATTAATAAGAATAGACCCACAACAAAAAAGTAATCAAGAACAACCTAGCTCAAACAATACAGATAAACCTAATTTAGATGAATTAATAAGACTACAATAATGATCGACCCAATCACAGCTTTGGCTACAGCAAATGCAGTATTTCAGGGTATCAAGACAGCAGTAAACTATGGTAAAGAAGCTCAAGAGGTATTTTCACAGCTAGGTAAGTGGGCTTCTGCGGTAGAAGATGTAAAGTTCTGTCTAACACAAGAAGAAGAAAAGCCATCTATATTCAAGAAGATTACTTACAGAAAGTCAGCCACAGCAGAAGCATTTGATGAGCTTGCTGCAAGGCAGAGAATCAAAGAGATGGAAAAGGAACTAAAACATATGTTCTATTGGGGCGAATTGCACCATCTTGGTGCAGATGGGTATAAACAGCTAATACAAATCAGACGATCAATTCAACGCAAACGTGAACAAGAAGTATACCAACAAATCCGCAAACGTAAAGAACTCATTTACAATTCCAGTATGTTATCTATTATAGCCATCATGGGTATGGTTCTATGGTGGCTGATACAATTTCTAATTGACTCTGTAAAGGGAATACAATGATAGAACTACTATTATCTACTACAATGATAACTGTAGTACCAGATCGTACACAGTTCTACTGCAAGCTAGAATGGATAGAAAGAGGACTATGTGTATACTGGTGTGCTAATGAACAAAGAGGGTTTAAATGGTTTGAAGTAGAGTCTGAAAAAGGCTGTAAAATACGAAAGAAGTTTCATTTAACATAAGGAGTAATAATGCTACAACTACTTACTGGTCTGCTTCCTGTGGCAGAGAAGGTTATTGACAGGGTAATACCAGACCCTAAAGCAAAACAACAAGCACTAAAAGAACTAGCTGAACTTGAACAAAAAGGGGAACTAGCTAAGATAGAAGCTGAGTTTGGTGATAAGCAGTCTGCTCGTGAAAGAGAGATGAAGATTGCTAATTCAGAATTTGCCCCCATGTTAAATAAGATCGTGACCCCAGTTCTAGCGTTAGGTACAGTAGTATTGGCTTTTTCATTGTTTCTAGTAATTATCTTTGTAGAAGTTGACCCAGCTAGTAAAGATATCTTGATATACGTCCTAGGCACACTATCATCAGCAGTAACGATGGTATTAGGATACTACTTTGGTAGCAGTCTTAGCAGTAAAGATAAAACAAAAGAACTACAGAACATAGTGAACAAATAAAGGAGATGCAAATGAGAGGTGATATCGAATGGGGTAAATACTTCAGTAAGAAAGAGTTTCAATGTAGTACAACTGGTGACTGTAAGATGGAGCAAGACTTCATTGACAAAATGAACCAGCTCAGGGAGATGTTTGGTAAGCCTATAGTCATCACATCAGGATATAGATCAGCTTTGCATCCAGCAGAGGCTAAGAAAACAACTCCAGGTGTACATAATGAAGGTGTAGCTGCTGACGTAGCAGTAAGTAGAGAGGATGCTTATAAACTACTCCTGATAGCCTTTCAGATTGGCTTCACAGGCATTGGAGTACAACAGAAGGGTGTAGGTAGGTTTATTCATTTGGATACGTCTACAGGCTCGTCACGCAGTCCTAGACCTACTGTGTGGTCGTACTAGATAAGGCATTTATTACCTTCTCTTTTTCGTCCTGACTCATAGTTTCCCAGTTGGTGATTTGTTCAACTGTTCTATTACAGCCAATACATATATTGTCTTTTAGTTCACAAATACCAATACAGGGTGATTCAACTGTTATCATTCTCCTAAACCTTTCATACCTAATTTATCTCTTCTGGCTTGATCTTCTTCAAAGTGTAGAAGCACACACTCCTGCCTAAGTCTCTCCTCAGTCCATTCATACTGTGCTTTAGCTACCGCGGTAGCATCTTCCCTACCAATATCATAAGCTACCTTCCACAGATTGAATACTTCATTTGTTCCTTGATACAGTAGAAAGTAGCTGGTAATACATCCAAGTATAAATATGATAATATTTCTCATTTCTTACCCCACAAGAAAGCAAGGTAGATTGGAAAGAGTATAGCTACGATAACCAGGAACTCTTGAAACGCTATCTTATCTTCAGCTATAAACTCTCCAAACAACCCTACTGCAAACAAGTTTACAAAGAAACTAACATACAATACTAATACTATGTGTTTGATGATATTCAATACAGATCGAATCATAGAGTATCAATATGAAAGGTAATCCTCACTAGAAAGAAATCTATCACTATGTACTTATACCCTTCAACATCACTGGTGTATTCAAACCCTACCATCAATCCTGTTATTGGTGTAAATTCGTATCCCATTATTGAACCTCGCAGCTTCCAGCAGTACAAGCTAGTTCCTGTACTCCTTTGACGTTATCATCCACCTCAGTCAAGTCTCTCCAGCTTATCGTATCAGGAGTATCACCTAGGAGCTTTGTATAGTCCTCTTTAGTACACTCTTCATAAGGTGCTTGTCTGTATGAACCACCATCATAAGGTAGGAAGGATATACCAGATATGTCATCAAAGTTCTTCCATACCCATGCTCCTACTTCCATCCACTCCTCTTCCTTAACACTGATAGTCACAGATGGCTTATGTTCACACCAATGCTTTTGATACATCATCCATAACTCAAGATGATCTATAGCTGTTAAGTCATCTCTGACCATAGCACCCTCAGGAGCTTGTATTGGGAATGAGAATACCACAGTAGAATCAGGCTTCATCACACAGTCTTCTGTATGTACTCCTTTTTCTTTTAAGAAGTTGGAAAGAGGGTCTTTTTTATCTCCACGCACCCTACGAATATAATAACTAGAATGTCTAGGATGAATACCAGAGGCAGAATCAACAAGCTGAGACACAGTGCCACTAGGCTTGATACAAGTGATAGCAGTCGACTGAGGAATTCCGAGAAGAACAGATAAGTCAGCGTTTGTTTTAACAGCCACCTGTTTGAGTTCTTCAAGGATTCTTCTTGTTCCATCATTTACTTCTCCCATCATTTTATTATCCAGGATACCTGTCAAAGATACTCCTAGCAGTCTTTCTTCTTCTGTGTTCTTCTGCCATATTTTACGCAAGTATGGAAACTTAGTTAATGTAGCTTGCCAAGTACCCAGTATTGTAGCTACCTCTACTTTATCTTTCAGATTCTGTACTGTGTCGTCTGCTCTTACTACCACCTCAGTAAGATTACAGAATTGGTATGGACGCAAAATTATCTCACTGCATGGATTCGTACCAAAGTCATAATTAATATCTCTTCTTTCATTCTTAGCAGCTTGTCTCTTTGATGCTGCCCTACTGAAGATACCACGTTCTCCTGACTTACTCTCATATAAGCTAGACCATTCCTTCATAAACTGACTCATATCAGGCTTCTCATCATACATAGCAGAGTTGTTAGCCAATGCTCTTTGTGGGTTATACTGCCACCATGACCCAGACTTACAGGCTCTCATCTTGTCATCTTCTAAGTCTGATAGAGATATCATAGCTGATCTTCTTACACCACCTACTACCACTACTTCACCTATCTTACACAGGATATCATGGCAATCAATAGATGATAATTTTCTACCAGCAGCCTGTTTAAATTTGGAGATACAGAACTCAAATAATTGTTTCAATGGCTCTGCTCCTGATGCTCTACCACCAAAGGTTTTCAACCTAGCTCCTGCTGGTCTTACTTTGGATAAGTCATACTTAGGTACTTCACCACTATACAATAAGGCTATAAGCTGTCTCAGAGCCTTAGCCCAGCCTTCTTTGCTGTCAGCTACCGCTATGGTAGTCTCAGACTCAAACAGCTTCTCAGGGACTTCTGGTAAGCTCTCAACGTACTTATGCTCTACAGAGAACCCTACACCTGTACCACACAGCAAGATATACATAGCTTCATCAAAGGCTTTTACATCATCAATAGGAAGATAAGAACAATTATATCCAGCAGTATTATCTCTATCTAGTGCCTTACCAGCAGTCATAATAGCCCTCATAGATGGCATAACATCTAGGTTCTCTATTGCTTCTTGAACTCTTAGTTTTGTTGGCTCATCTACTACATGACCTATTTCTCGTTCTAAGTGATTTACCATAAAGTCCATGTATCTCTGAACAGACTCACTCCAATCCTCTCTTCTCTGCTCTTCTTCTAGGTATCTTGCGTAACGGCTCTTTGCTATAAATTGGCTGTATGTCTTCAATCTCTTAACTCCTCTTCTAATTCGTCTGCTTTCTCTTCTATCTTATCATTGAATCTATCAACGATATCTTCTGATGATATATCCAAAACCTCTAACAAGGAAATCTCGTCAAGGTTTTTAAGTCTATCACAAATGTCATATATTGTCAATGCCATATTACCCCCAATTACTACCTTTCGTTTCTTTTAATAATTTAATCATAGCTTTCAAATACCATTCAGCCTTCTCAGCATCTTCTAATGGTTTACCCTTGTGCCACATTCTGCTAATGTATTTGATTATGTTACCCTGACAATAACTGATAGATTCATACTCACCTAGTGTATCAACTATGTAATCATAGGTTTCTATTGTTCCTTTGTTGTAGTGTGCCGGATGGTTTACTTTGTCTTCTAGCTTCATATCCTTCTCATCTTTTATATCTACTTCATAAATTGGTTCTTCTTCTAATTGTTTACGAGCTTTGTTGTAAAGATCTGAATCACTACAATTATTAGTAATAAAATTATCCATATTTCTTCCTTAAATATTTTAAACTTACAAACATCTCATCAAACTGTCCATCCTGTACATCATGTAATACTACGATACCTCGCCAATGAGTGTTACCTTGCACTCCCATGTAGTCTTCATTGTGTAGATAACAAGAACCAGCTATGATACAAGTTATGATAGAACCATCTGCTCTTTTGCCATAGGCTACCTGTCTGCCTTGCTGGTGACCTACTACGCAACTCTGGTGAGTCTTGTTGACCATAGCAGAAGCAGTGCCAATAGGTCTACCCATCACACCACTTACAAGGTAGTGAGAATATACAACCCCATCAATACTAACAGTATCAAGGAAATCAAACACCTCCCAACCAGCTTCTGAGTATCCGAGATCATCTGTACCAAGAGTGCCGTCGAGTTTAGAATCTCCTTCGACTGCTCGCTCAATTCTTTGTTCGTGGTTACCGAGCGTGAGAACCATTCTAGGTCGATATTGTTTCTTCTTGTCTTTTCTGCATCTTGCATTATATTCCCTCATAGGTTCTAATAATATATCCATAGCTTCTCTGGCTGCTTCAATATCATCTTTGTATCTTCTTCCTTCAAACGACTTCTTACCCACATCATAGGATGATAGTGATGGCATATCAGCAAAATCACCAATCTGTACGATAACATCAGGTTTCTTGTCAACGATATATTTTCCAATCCACTCTAAGTAACTAAGGTCTACGCCTCTCTTTACTTGTGTATCAGGTATGATCAAATGTTTCAAGAGTTAGCCTTTCTCAATAGTTCAAAATAATGTTCAGCCCGAACCACACACAGAGGTATAGATCGGTTCTGTTTAACCACAACAACTGGTTCTGCATCACCAGGGCAGTTAGTCTTAGCTTGCTCATAGAAGCCATATACAGCAACTCTAGCCCTACTTTTACATTCAATAGAAACATTTAGTCTTTGCCTTGCTGCTGGTGAAAGTAGGATATCTTCACCGCTACAACCCATGATAGTAGATCGTACATCATCACTCGTAAGGTTGAACTTGTCTATTATTAAGTCTCTGACCCATTGTTGTAGACTTCTTCCTTTGCCTTTTTTGCTGCTTGTCTTCAAGTTCTATGTCCTTTCGTTTTTGTATCCACTTCTTAGGTATATTCATCCTACAGTTACTCTGGTCTTGTGATACAGTATTAGCTAGAGTCAGAGCATCTTTCGTTTCATCGACTACAAATCCTATGCTGGTACAATCATGTAACTCTGACTTGACACCTTCTTCCCATCCAACATCTGCTACTGCATCTTTCCAATATACCAAAGTTACTCTGGTAGCATCCAGAGTTCTTCCTTTTTCCTTCGTATCCATAACAGTCTTCCTTGTTCCAATAAATAGTCACGATTATATTTGTATACTTCCAATACTGCTCTGTATAAGTCTTCTTCCTCTTCTAATCCATCAAGTATCTTATCAGCCTTCTTGTCGCCAATACCTTTGATACCTGGGATGTTATCTGTCCTATCTCCTGTCAACAACTGCTTATAAAAATTCTTAATGGCTTCTTCTTCCTTGACATAATACATTTCATTCTTATGGAAGTTGTAGTGCCATCCTCTAAGGTTGTTCAGGTCTTTATCAATAGAACAGATAACGTAATCTCTGGGGTCTAGTTTGTATGCTTCTATGCCGATGGCATCATCAGCTTCTTGTCCCTCTTGCATTTCAAAGCCCCATGCCTTTTCCATGTATTCACGCATTAGATCAAAATGCTTTGGCTTTGCTACTCCTAATCTATGTCCCTTGTACGTCTGTGTCTTTGCTATATCATCTCTGTAATTACTTCTACCAGTTAGATAACCTCGTGCCTTTTCACAGTTTGCATGAATAAACACGAGGTCTTCTAAATACTCCGCTAGTTTAGCAATAGCGATACGCTCACTAGAATCCTCACAACCAAAACCTACCCTGTAAGTAAGAATATCGCCATCAACTAGAGCAATCATTTACAACACATCTCCATCACCATCGTCAGCTACGCCACCCTCGTATACCTGAAGATCATTAATTACCATCTTCTGTAGTGTTGGTGATGTACCCTTACCCATCTTACTCTTCCAATCATAAGAGGATACGATAGCTACTCCGCTAGAACCATTACCAATAGCAACATCCTGTAATGACTTACCTTCAAGATCAACTATCTTCAAAGGCATAACACTTCTACAGGTGATAAAGTTTCCCTTCTCGTCACCTTTGTTTCTAGCTTCTACTCCTAAATCATTCTGCAACGCCTCTACAGCAGCGTCAGATAGTTCACAGAGATCAATCTGGTACTTCTCTGATAGGTTGTTTGGCTTGTTATGAAACGACCACATAACCTTTGCATTTAACTTAATCGACTGTTTATAATCCATACATTCTCCTTAATGAGTTTGTTTCCAATTATCACCTACTTTATACTCGCCATCCAAAGGACAATTTAAACGCAGAGCTTTACCAGCTTCTACAATTGCTTTGACACCGAGTTGCCCCACAAGTTCCGCCTCTTCCTCCTTAACTTCTAGTTGCCATTCATCATGTACATTGGCTACAAAGTGTGCATCTAATTCATGTAGCTTTATGTACTTATCAAATATCACCAGAGCCTTTTTCATCACCACCGCACCAGCACCTTGCAGTAAAGTATTTAGTGCTGCATGTTCTGAACGAATGAATAACCTTCTACCATCTAATCCTGGTAGTGAACCTTTGTTTCGTAAGTTCACAGCTATCTTCTCTTTCAGCTTTGCAAGGGCTGGTACGTTTTTCATAAACTTATCTATGATTACTGTTCCGTTTGTGCCTGTAATACTGCCTATCTTCTTAGGGCCAGCACCATACAGAAAAGCATAGATAAAAGTCTTTGCTTTGGCTCTAGTGTCTAGTCCTGCTGCTAACTGGTTCTTTGTATGAATATCGCCATCCACAACCTCCTTTGTATACTCTTCGTCTTCCATGTAATGAGCTAACATCCGTAGCTCCAATCCACTAGCATCAATACCTACCAGCTTATATCCTGGGTCAACAACCCATTGCTCGCGACACTCTGAGCCATATTCTGCATGTACTGATGGTATTTGTGCTAGGTTCGGGCTATGGTGAGTCATACGCCCTGTTACTGCTCCGTTCGTTATGACCTTACCATGAACCCTCTGTTTGTCTGATACAGCTTCAATCCAAGAGGTAACCTGAGAAAGCCGTTTCTGTAACAGTAAGTATTCACAGATGAGTTTTGCTTCTGGAATATTAACTCCTCGTAGAACCGATTCATCGACAATGACTGAACCTTTCTCTGTGTACTTCTTTGGCTTCCATCCAACTGCTTGTAACCTCTTAGATATCTGCTGTCTGCTTGCTGGATTAAAGACTTCAACGTAGTCCTTTAGTTGCTTTCCTGTTTTTTCTGAAACTCGTTTGTGAACAATTGGCTGAAAGGATTCTTGTAGTCTTTCACATATTTCTTCCATTCGTCCTGATAAAACTCCACATAGTCTTTCGCAGCCTTCGACATCAAGCCTAAAGCCTCTGCTGACTTGTTTGCTGATAACTGAGCAAACTTCATGTTCGATTGATATAGATTCTTCATCAAATCCATGACTTTCTTTCTCCTTTAAAAGTTGATTATACACTCTTTCTAATACCTTCACATCGTTAATACAATATTGTCTCATCTCTTCTGAGTATTGATCGAACTGGTTAAACTCTGTTTTACGAAATCCTAAATCTTCTCCCCAAGCTGCAAGGCTGTGTTTTGTCCTCATTGGGTTCAGCAATCTGCTTAATACCAGAGTGTCCAAGACCTGATGTAGCTTGATCTTTAGACCCCACACCTTGTTTAGCACTGGGAAGTCGAACGCTATTCCGTTGTGAGCTACTAAGATTTTTCCCCATATCTCTTTCTTTAGACTTTGTGGTTCTCTGTGGCATTTAATTACTCCGTTTGCGTTTGTTACCACCAGATGTATCTTTTGATGACACATCGTTGTCTCTATATCCAGAAATACAAGGTCTTTCATTTGTCCAATCATTATGCCCCTCCAGGCGTGATTTTATCGAGCCATCATCAAATAATACGTGGTACGTCTTAACTCCATTATTATTCTCAGTGACACTTAGACTTATCGGTTTGCTCATTTTCGTCCTCTTTTGTGTCAGTATCTCCTCCACAATACCACAATTCATGGAATTTGTCAACAATTGTTGTGAGCTTTTGGATTGCTTGTTGTATAAATGTAACATTATTGATTACCCTTACTTGTGTGTTTTCAAGGTGCTGTACTCTAGCTTCTAGTTCTTCTAGCTTAGTCATTTTGATAATCTCCTTCAGGTAGGTCGTAATATTTTTGTGCTGCTACTTTCTTGATAAAGTCGTTCATAACGTAAGTGTAGCCCAAATCTGCCAACTTGTTAGAAAAGTCATTCACACTCATTTCAAGAGTTTCGTTGTAGCATTTTTCAATCAATTGATCATTTACAATATGACTCATTACTGCCCCCTTTCAAGTTCTCTTAATCTTTCATTGTGCTCGTAATACTCGTCCAAGTCTACATCTTCCCAATCAAACTCGTCCATCACTTTGCCTCCTCTAAATCTTCCTCAAATACTTCATTCATACGTCCAGTGTTACGATCATAATACAATGCACACGCCTTACCTGTCAAGCCCGAATATCTATTTTTTATGACTCTTACTCTGGTAGTGTGTCTTTCTGTCAAATCGTCAGCTTGACTATTTCTTTCCAAGCCTAGCACCATATCACTAAGCTGTCCTATTGCACCAGAACCCCTGAGCTGGGATAAAGAGGTAACACTACCTTCCTCATGTCCTGTCCCTGTAGGTCTACGCAAATGTGAAACAGCAAACAACGTGATATCACACTCCTGGCATAACATCCTTAACTTTGTGGTGATCTCGTCTAATGCTCTACGTTCATCGCCTTGCTGCTGATCTGATACCACTATACTTATGTGATCAAGGAAGAGAAATTTACAATCTAATGCTTTCGCCATATAACGTACACGATTGATGATGTTATCGACGCTGGTAGAGCCAAAAGAATCAAACAAAAACAATCTGCCAGTGCCTAAGGTAGCATCAAAAGCAACCTGTTTCTCTTCCTGTGTTGCTTCTGTTTCGTTCAAATGTAATGGTTTCATAGCGTCCAAACTCATAATGCTCAACGCAGTACGTTTTACAGATTCTTCCAAAAACAATAAACCAATATTTTCATCAGTAGACTTTAACAGCTTGTATATAATCTCTCGTAAAAACTGACTCTTTCCTAATCCAGAACCAGCCGTAATGACCACCATTTCACTAGACCTGATACCACCGGTCAAATCATTTAACGAGCCGTAAGGATAGATAGCAATAGACTTTTGAAGTGGCTCTAGTACCAACGACTTCAAATCTTTACCCTTGACAATCCCATCAGGCATAAATACCTGACTTGCCCACCAATCCTCTGTGAAGTGTTTAAACGCTGAGTCTGAAGAGTAATCGCAAGCATCTTTGTAACCTTTACGCATCTTCATCATTTTAGATTTATTTGGGAATAATTCTGCACACTCTAGCTGGGCTTTTTGTCCTACGTCGTCATTATCAAAACAAAATACTATTTGCGTAAAGGACGATAAGTATTCATAGGCATCTTTACATGACTTAACAGCACTCGCGCAACCATCACGCACCGATACAACTGGGAAACGCATATCAGCACTTAACATTTGACTAGATGCTAATGCGTCTAACTCGCCCTCAACAACTGTAATAATTTTAGCACAACCAGCCGGATATACGTCCATACCAAACAAGGGATTTTTATCGCCATCACCAGACCATCGAAAACTCTTATTTTTACCTCGTATTTTAAAAACGTCTTTACCATACGGATAATAGTGTGCCCCATTCAAAGCTATTTTGACACCATATTTTTCTAGTGTACTTTGTTTGATGTTTCTGTCCAGTATGCCCTGAGACTTAAATACAGGCTCGTCAGTCGATTTCTGTGCTTTTGGATGTATAGCCAGTACTTCAGCACTAGAAATGCTCTCACGGGCTTCTGTGGGCGTTTTAGTCGGTTTTATTGGTTTATTGCACTTGTAACAGAAGTAATAACTGCTACCATCGTCCTTTTCATACTCTCCTACGTTGCTGCTACCAGCTTGAGAACACTCCGTTATTTGAGAACATGAAAGATTACGAATAAATTTGCTTTTAGTTTTCATAAATTCCTCATCAGTTGAGACTATATAGTTATTATAATACATAGTAATAATAATCATAATAATAATTATTATAATACATAATAATATAATTACTTAGTAATACCATATTTTTGAACAAATGTAAATTATACTTAAGTATCACTTAAGTGTATATTGTCGTTAATATCCAACAGTTCCTCGTTACCATAGAATCCAAAATTATCATCTGGAGTAGGCAAGCAACATTGACAAAGCTGTATTAAGTCATCATTATTGGATGACCTGATAGAGTCCTCATAAGCTGTTAGAATAACATTACAACTTAAGCATCTAGCCATTTAAACGCCTCCTTTCTTGTTGCGTTGCACAAGGTATACATCTTCTCCAAACTTCATTAGCGGAAGAGTGTGCCTTTGATGTAGAGTTAGTTTTGCATTATTCATCTTAGTTAATTTGAAATCAGCATTGATGAACACTTGTTTGTAATCTTTATATGTAATCATTTAACGCCCTCCTCCATCATTAGCTGGTAATAGTTTAAAAATATCTTGTATTAATACTTTCGTATGAATTACTAACAAAGTACCACCAATAAATATTATAGCACAATGTTTTATTACATCATACAAGCCATAGTTTGCGATATCCGCGAACATACAACCAGCAGTGAAAAATACTGCTGCTGACATGATAACCATGCCAGCTACGTCAAAAGTCCATTTAATCTTAATCTTTTTCATTTTTATACTCCTCTTTTTTCAAATTGTCTGTAATACGGATTATTTTTTTGTGGTTCTTCCTTTTCCACGGTTATTTCATCATAATCACCTAAACGCCAAAATGGCACTCTTAAAAATTCACCATGTGCAATTTCTACCCATTCATCAGATTTTTTATAATGTCCCATTTTTAATACTCCTTAAATTAAAATTGTATTGAGGGTAACAAGAATATTACCCATAAAGCCACAGTCAAAAGAAAATTTAATATTGTGTTCATAATTACCCCCATTGTTCTGCCATTGCGTTTGCTATGCCCTGAAAAGTTTTACTTCTGATTTTCCATCTATCCTTAGAAGGCGGTAGCGTGTGAATATCTTGTCGGGCTGTATGCTTTGTTAATATACCAGTAGGTTTTAACAAAGGCAAGTTTTTCAACCAAAGACAAGTCCTTTTTGAAACATTATCAGCAGAACCCAAAGATTCAGCAAATTCATAGGGCTGTATGCTTTGTGATTGAGAACAACCTATAATTTCCTTTGCGTATTTGTGCATGATTGGGTTTTCAATACATATTTTTGGAATAGGTGCATCGAGAAGCTTTTTAAAAAATTCAGCACCTTCCCGCATTTTGTCCCATCGCCCCTCTTTTCTATGCAACCAACTAACACCACTATTACATAAATAAGTACATGGAGGATGAGCGATCATTAAATCCCATTTCCAAGTATTGGCGGCATACTTATCTATAAAATTAAATACGTCCCCCTGTAAGTGCTGTCCTTCAATATCAGTAGGCAGAAGGTCACAACTCCACGCGTCATGACCTCGTTCCTTAAATGCTTCTCTGACAATCCCTGAGTATTCACAAGCGATTAATACTTTCATTGTCTTTACTCCTTAAATTAATATTATTATCTGATTTCCAGACTCGTTTAATACTTTCGTACCAAGTGGCGAACTTTGTTGAATTTCATTAATGCTAGTAAAAGAATTAAAAAAATTGTGTACTACTTCCTCGCCTACGATATAAGTGTACATATTCACAACCTTTTCAGGGTCGCTTAAGTCTGTTGAGACTTCCCCAAAATTATCCCGCTCGTAGTTTTTAATGATCTCAATAGCGTTAAATGCGTTATCACCTAGCCATTGTTTAGCTTGATAAGTACCTATAATGTAATAATCAGTATTAAAGCATTCATGGTGTACATCACAAGCTAATTCGTTTAGATCGTTATAGTCATTTGCCATACTAGAATTTTCAGACCAGAA